GAGAACCTCACATCCGAACAACTTCAGGCTATGCGTAAGTGGGCGAACCTTTATGGTCGCACATGGAAGTCGAAACTCCGCGATGCTTGGATGACCGGCGACTATGCTGGTTTCGAGGGTAGCAATTTTCTTCAGCAGCTTCGCAACGCCTACGGCCCCTCTTGGCTCATACACTTCAATCTTTCAGTAGTGGAACGGATGCATCTTCCTTCGGCGCGGTTAGTGAGGGATTCCTATGCCTGAGTTTTTAATCGTTGACATGCACACCCATATCGACCCCCATGAAGAGTTGGAAGCAATGGTCGGCCACGACATGAAAATCATCCCCATTACATTGGGGTTGGAAGAGGAAGATTGATGCAAAAACCCAGTTATGGTGTACTCGTCGCCCGGTGCCAAGTGCATGAATTGCATGAAGGGCATCTCTGGTTGTTCAACGAAGTCAAGGCACGTAACTCGCGTGTCATTATTTTCCTTGGCGTCAAACCAATCGGAGCCACTTACAAGAACCCTCTTGACTTCGAGACCCGCAGGGCGATGATTCAAGCAATTCCCGCCTACAAGGATTTCAATATCCTTCCACTTCCCGACATGCCGACCGATGAAGCGTGGTCGAAGGTTCTGGATGGTCGCATCCGTGAACTTTGTGATTATGGCGAAGTGACGCTATACGGCTCTCGTGATTCTTTCACAAAGCACTACACCGGCTCGTTTACGCCCGTTGAACTGACCATGCCACACGACCTTCGCAGCATCAATGGTACGGAGATTCGGGCTGGCCTCACTAATCAAATCATTGCCTCCGCCGACTTCCGGGCCGGGGTCATTCATGCCATCACCAATCTCCGTCCGCAGGTCAAGGCGACCGTGGACATCGTGATTACCACCGAGACCCTGCTATCGTGGTCGCATCCCGGCCCTGACGCCGCTAGGTTGACGCGGTTCTTTCTCCTCGGCCAGAAGCCCGGTGAAACGTGCTGGCGCTTCATCGGGGGTTTCTCAGAGCCCACCACACCTTCCTACGAATTCGATGCGGCTCGTGAAGCCATGGAAGAGACCGGCTTGCCGATTGAAGACCTGAAGTATATTGGCTCAACTCTGGTTCCGGACTGGCGTTGGGCAGGGGAGCCCGACCAAATCAAGACGCTCGTTTTTGTTGGAACGTCCATGACCATGGGGGGTAAGGCCAACGACGACATCGCCAAGGTGAAGTGGGTTAAGGCCAGCGAACTCTCCGAGTCGTTGTTCAGTGATGTTCACAAACCCATTTGGCACATCGTCAAAAAGCACTTCAATCTGTAAAGGGGGCAACATATGGCACTTTCGAAATTGTCGCAAGAGTTTGATGGTAGGGGAGACCTGTACAAATACTCCCACTGGCGGATGTACCCACCGGGCGCTCGACGCCTTGAATCGTACCTCGAATGCCGCATCGGTGCGAAGTATCACAAGACCGTGCCCTTTGGTCTCCAGTACATCTTGGAGGAATACTTCACCGGCAAGCGCCTTTCGAAGGATGGCATTCTTCGTCGCCAGTGGAAGATTGACCAAATGATGGGACCGGGAACCTTCAACATCAAGGGTTGGCTGGATATGCTCGAAGCACACGATGGCGCTCTACCCATTCGCATCAAAGCGATTCCTGAGGGCACCGTATTGGACAACTCCAACGCTCTGCTGGTGCTCGAAAGCGTTGACGACCGTTTCATCTGGTTCAACAACTTCGCTGAAACTGCCATTATGCAGTCGTGGTATCCCACCACCGTCGCCTCGGCTCAGTTCGCCAAGCGACAGATGTTCCTCGAATTCCTGTACAAGACAGGCGACCCCGGTCTCATCGACTACAAGTGGGTGGACTTTGGCTATCGTGGTGTGTCTTCGCAGGAGTCAGCGGCTCTTGGTGGTGCGGCTCACTTGCTCAGCTTCAAATCGAGCGACACGATGATTGCAGACGACTTCGTGGAAGCCTACTACCCCGATTTAACCGGCGCTCCACACACGGTGAAGATGGGCAGCGTTCCAGCCTCGGAGCACTCCACGACAACCTCGTGGGGCAAGGAAAACGAGCCTCGTGCTATCGGCAACATTCTGGAAGCGTACCCCACAGGTATTGTCTCCATTGTTGGCGACTCGTACGACTACGAGAACTTTGTTCGCGCCATCATCGGTGGTAAGTATCGCGACAGCATCCTTCGCCGTGAAGGTGTGGTTGTGGTTCGCCCAGACTCTGGTGACCCGGCCACGATGGTCCTTCGCTCCTGCCAGTGGTTGGAAGAAAATTTTGGTGCCGATTACAACGACAAGGGCTACAAAGTTCTCAACAAGCACGTTCGTGTCATTCAAGGTGATGGCATTGACTACGACTCCGCTTACGAGATTCTTGCCACACTGGAGCGTTCCAAATACTCGCTGGACAACCTTACCCTCGGTGAGGGTGGCGGAGCACTCCAGAAGGTCAACCGTGACACACAGCGCACTGCTCTGAAAGCGTCGGCCATCGACATTGAAGGGGTGTGGCACGATGTGTTCAAAGACCCCAAGACCGACCCCGGCAAGGCATCGAAGGCCGGTCACCTCGCGGTAGTCTGTGTGAATGGGGTATACCGCACCATCCCCAAGCAGGAAGGTATCACCTACCCGCAGGATTGCTTGGTTCCTGTGTTCGATACTGGAAAGATTCTGAAGCGTTATGGCTTCGATGAAGTTCGGACTCGGGTTGTGGCAAACGACGGAACGGCGGAAGACTTTTAACTATGAGATTTCAATTGCACAGAAACCCGCAGCTTAGTTTTACACGGTTACCGGACACTACGGTGCTCCGTGCTCTCGGTGTAAATCGCATTTTAAGTGTCGGGTTTCTGACAATTGGATGGTGGTGGAAAGTATGACTTGGAGTTGGAGTGAAGCAGGCGAAATGACGGAAGAGATAAAAGCAAAGATCGATAGCCTAGATCGCTATGAGATGTGCCGCATATGGCGTTATGCTGCCAGTGGGCACTCTTTATTACAAGGCGAAGCGGGAGACTACTTCAAGACGCGGCTGTATGATCTAGGGGGCTTTAGTCCTGAAATTAGCAAATCACTTGGATGGGATCACCAAAGATATGTATGATGATGTGTGGGTGGAGATGACGGCATCCCCTGATATAGGCTTTTTGGGTTGGATTCATTTCCGCAATGAAAGCATCCCCACTCTCTTGAAAAGAGTCAAGGAGTATCGCAATGGATAACAAGAGGGCGGAAGTAGCTCGGCTTCTTAATGACCTCAAAGAGGCCAAAGGTAACCAAGAGAAACTCATGGCCGCATCGGCTCTCCTCGCTGACTTGGGGCTCATTCCCAACACCCCGCAGATGAAACTCAGGTGGATGAATCAATAGGGACTTACGTAGTTAACTCGGCAAATCAAGAGATGATAGAACTAGATAAAGGTGAGGTGTTCAGATGAGTATGAGATGGATCGATGGCGAAGGAATGACAACACAAAACATCGAAATCGAAACGGATGTTGTGGACACGACGGATTGTCCTAAATGTGGCAGTGTTGCTGGTGAGGGTTGCGGTTTCTGGAATCGCGCAATGAATGTGACGTGGGTTAGACCGCACAGTGTCCGCGTCGAACTGTATTTGCAATCAAACCCTTCGATGACTCAGTATTAAGTAGCATGAGCCAAGAGCTACTCAAGGGTACAGTATACTGGCGTGAAATTAGAAGCAGCCTATTCGTACACAATGAAAAATGGGATGAAACTGTCAAGCGGCTCCCTGAGCTATTGAATTCAGGGATCGTCTATAAGTCCCTCCAAACTGTTGACCAACTCCTTGCCTCCGGGTTGCATGGTGTAGGTACAATTGGAAACAAGAAGATTGAAGTCACCCCGGACAAATACATACTCCTCGACACCGCTCCTCTTTTTGAAGGAGTTTACACCACAGAGAATTTGTTCCTTCAGTGGATGTATCAGTTTTGCATCATTGAAACCCTCGCTTCTCACCTTAATGCCACCCCGCTGCCGGAGTGGAACCCTACTTTCATAACTCTGTTTGAAGACAAGCTGCATGTGATGACCTACATCGCGGCACTTATTCTTCTGTATGAAGAGGGTCAGTTTAAAGCTGTAGTAACCGATGATAATTTTCAATCCACCAAGATTCACGTGCGAAACAAGGTGCAGGAGTTGACCAGTACCATATACTCCAAATGTGCTGAGTATGGTGAAAGTTTCCGTCGTCATGGTGTGCAAGGTACTTTGCCTCGGCTGTGGGACAAGATAGCCCGATATGCCCAACTCTCGGCACTGGGTCGGGATGCAAAATATGAACCCAAGTTGGACTCGGCCAGAGATTTACTTGGGTATTGTATTATTGCATGGAGTTTAATCCATGAATTGGATGAGGATAATACATGAGCTATACGCCAATCAATTCAAAAGCCCCCTCGGTTGCAACACTTCGCAAGCTGTTTAAGGCCAACCCTGAGTTGGCTCCCATGGCTCCTTATATTGGGGGTGGGCTCAAGGCAGTGAACTATGCCTTCAATGTTCTTGACGCAGCCAAGACAGTTGCGGCTCCTCGCGGTATTGAAATCGCAGCTATTGAAATTCATGCCAAGAATGAAACCAGCAAGAAAGCCGTAGGCGAAATCGCGGTCGCTAATTTTATCCTAGATGCTCTTAAGCAGAAACTTGGTTTGTCATGAAGACACACTGCAAGCTACTCGATGACATGGGGCTTGTATTTATCGGCAACGGTGCAATGGGCTATGGGATGGAACATGGTGCCCTGCGATGGGCTCCTGATTGGGTTAAACGGGCCATCTGTAGGGTATGGAATAAGGTGCATTGCGCCTACGCTGGTCATGACCAATTTGGATATGAGGCATATACCAGCCACGTTATATTCGGTGCTCCGGTATGCATTAACTGTTGTTCCAAGCTGAAGATTGACGGGCGGCACCCCACTCCAGAAGAGATTACAGTTCACAATGAATTGTGCAGGAAGAACATGGAAGAATCAGAAGCTAAGTGGCGTCTGGAACACCCGGAGGATGCGGCTGAACATGACCGGCTGATGGCTGAGATGGATGCCAATATAGAAACATGGCTGGCAGAAGCCGACGACTAAGTGAAAAAATTCCTTCTTTTCAAGAATTACGCTACCGGGTTCTTAGAAGAGGGGAATACTTCGCATGGTTACACTTACACAGGGAAAAACTTTAGGCTCAGGCGACCTGAACTTTTTAGTTAGGGACATTAGCGGAGCCCTTATAGACCCAGCCCTGATTACTTACAGCATATTTCAGGTATCATCTCAAATTCCTGTCAAGGTTCGTGGGGCGTATGAGTACGACACTCTACAGCCTCAGAACCTCCTACAGCCTACGTACACACCTCAGAACGCTGTCTTGGTGGGTCAGCCCCGAATGGTGCCCTCCAGAGCCTCTCAGGGGGCTTATTGGGTCAATATTACCATCCCTACGATGTGGAATGGTGTGTATCGGCTGGTTTGGTATCTAACTCAATATAAGGATCAGCCAGAGAATCAGGCATTTGAAGACTTTGTCGTCCAAAACGTGGACCCGGCATCGAACTCTTTTGAAGCCCCTTCTTCCATTATTGCCCAAGCTCCCATCACGACAAACAAATACGCCCCGGCCATTATGTACGTTCGGGAACTCATCTCCGATGAAAACCCCGACCGCAATTACCACTTTCGTCCGCCGACGCCGGGTAAGGTCGTCGCCGGGTACACTACTCGCGTGGGGTACATCTGGCTTGATTCCACTATTCTTCGAATGCTTGACATTTCCATTTCTAAACTGAATACGTGGAACATCAAAAACTACTGGAATTGGACACTCGATACTATTCCAATTGACTGGGGTCGGTGTGCGGCTATTGGGGCAGCATCATCTTGCTTACTCAAGGAAGGCGCACGTTGGGCTGCTGACGAGTTCAGCTACAGTCTGAACGGCGTGTCTCTCGACATCAACAAGGCCAACTTGTATCAATCCCTTGGACAGACATATCAACAGGAGTTTAATGAGTGGGCTCCTCTCATCACGGCTAACAGACCGTTCAGTGCGGGTCTCAGACAACAGAGATGGTTGCTAGGCGCTTTAGCTTGGTTAGCTATTCTTATCCCTCCTTTAGTTTCTGCGTTTGTCAGCAGTAGTGGTTGCTAGACTTCAAAACGAAAATTTTCACCTTTATTTAGGTGTGAAGAATTATGATTCAACAGCTTCTTGTAATGAACAGTTCGTATATTGGCTCCCGTGACCTTTGGTGGATGGATGATGAGAAAGCCACGAAAGGTTACAACATCTATCGAGCTTTTGACTACCCGGTGAACTGGGTGAAGCTGAACGCTGCCCCATGGTCAGGTCATTTCTACCGCGACCAAGTGACTCTACAGCAGGTCACCTACACTGTGCAGGATTCTGATTGGCGGGATAAAGGCACGTTGGGTAAATGGGTGTTTCAGATTCCTGACATCCCCTACGCCGACGTGGATAAAGGCCGTCCGTATGTCTCTAACAACCCTCAGGATGTTCAGGTGATTTTGGATGGGACGACCATCGTCACTCCGGTGCAAGTGCAAGGGCTCGACCGAACCGTCTGGCTTCAGGCCGACAATGAACTCAAGCCGGGAGGTTACGTCTCAGACTTGGCTCCGGTGAGCACAGACGTTGTCTGGCGGACAGATTATTCAGGAATTCAAACCTTCCAAGTTGTCTACAACAAGCTGGCTAATTATGTGGACATTTACAGCGGAATGGTTCGTACGTTTTACACCATAGTTCCGGTAGGTGCCACTGGGGAGCTTCATAAACCCGGAATCCCCGGCTCCAAGGTGGTCAACAGTCAAGAGGTTGATGAAATAACGTGGGAGTATGCGGAGATGGTACGCCGCAACGAGTGGTTATTCGAGCAGGTTGGTGAGCCAGCGTATGTGATGTTCCGCAAAACTCGCGGTGAGTTGTGTGGTTGCCGTGGTCCCGAGACTGGCTTGGGAGCAGCCCGGACAGGATGCCCGATTTGTTTTGAGGTCGGTATTGTTGGCGGCTACTACGGGCCGTATGACCTTCTTTATGTTCCACCAGATTCCGCTATCACTCGTGAGCTAGATGAGGGCGGCGGTATCAAAGCGACTCGTGATAGCAAAAGCTATTTGACTCGAACTCCTATTATTCAGGATGGTGATCTTATCATTCGTCGCACGGGCGACCGGATGGTGGTGCATAGTGTCACGTATAAGTCCCCTCGTGGCATCCTCTTGCAGCAGGATTTTAACACTGAATTGCTGAAATGGGGCGACACCCGATACCTTATCCCTCTCAATACAGGCTTACCTACTTTGTACGACCCTGTTGTGAATAGAAATCCATTCCAAGGTCTTGACCCTAATAACCTTAATGGAAACGGGGAACCCCTTTATGACGCCCGTGTTCAGCCGGGTAAACCTGTATGGGAGAATCAGGCCGAGATTCCAATTGGTCGGACGGTAACGTTCGGACGTATAATGTCGTGACCCCTAGAATTTCTCAACTATGACTCCCTACTACAGGAAGTATCCCAGCACGGCGTTTGTCGATTTCCACTCCGACAAAGCTAAGAAGTATGAATACGGCCCCTGTATCAGTCACACCTTGGGATTTAGAGCTTGTGGAAAATGAAGGAACAAAACCTATGACCGCTACCGCTTCGATGATTGAAAATTTGGCTAAGACTGCACGCATCCTGTGTGAAGACGAAGAAGTAAACTCTGACTCTACACTTCAAGCGATTGTTGGCGACCCGTCAGACTCTCGTTCTTCCACGTTTGTCCAGTTCAAGCCGAATCCCGGCACTATGCAACTCCCCAACCCGCTATCTCCGATTGAAGGGGATGAGATTTTCTTTGCGTATATGATTCCCGGCTCCCGCTTTCAATCTCATGATGGTTCCGAGTGGATGATTCAGAACTATGTTAACCCAGATGAGATTGAGATTTACAATGTATGGTACCCATCGGTTCAACCCATTGTATCTCTCAATGACGTTCGCCGTTCCATTCATCAGTGGACTAGCCCGATAACACAGACGGTACCGCCTCCACCTCCGGGTGTCGATTACGGTGCTCTGCCTGTCAAGATTGTTGACGGGCCTGAGCGTTATGGTGCTGGCGACCAGATTACCGACTATCAGAAAAATGACGGTGGCGGTGGCTGGTAAATGGGTGCCTTGGGCAAAAAACTCCGCACAATAGAAGGCGGCATTCTCGCTTTTTGTTGCCCCGGTTGTGAGGAGTGCCATGGTGTAAGTGTAAGCGGGGATCACCCTGTATGGGGGTGGAATGGGAGCGTGGATGCTCCTACTTTCACCCCCAGTATTTTGGTGCGTTCGGGACATTATGCTCCGAATGGTGTTACCAATAGCTGCTGGTGTACCTATGACGCGGAGCACCCGGATCATCCCTCTGGTTTCAAATGCAAGGTGTGCCACAGTTTTGTAACAGATGGGAAGATTCAGTTCCTCTCCGATAGTACGCACAAGCTTTCTGGACAGACTGTAGAGATTCCTGACTGGGATACGTGGTAACTTAACTTTCCTCCTCTAGGGTAGAGGCGTCTGTGTTCATATACAAAGTCACCAATAAGCTAAATGGTAAGGTCTACATCGGGAAGACTGTGCGTCCAGTTGACGTGCGGTGGGCACAGCATCTTTGGTTTGCTAAGATGGGTGGCGGGTGTCCTTATCTGGGTGCAGCCATACGTAAGTATGGTTCAGAGGCGTTTGAAGTAGAGCAACTAATTCAAGCTATAAGTGAAGACGAACTAAATAAGATGGAGAAGGGGTTCATCCAACAGTTTCAGTCGTACCGCCGAGAGTTAGGTTACAACTTGACTTTGGGACAAAAGATACAAAATGCAAACTCTAAGACTTATGAATTTCTGTCCCCGACGGGGGGCACAGTTGTCATTACTAACTTGAAGGCATTTTGTCTGGAACAGGGGCTAAATGCTTCTCACATGAATTCAACCTATCATGGAAGTCGTAAACAGCACAAGGGGTGGACAAGATGCTCGATTTAACTGGGGCTAACCTCGTATCGTACCTCATGCGTGTTATTCGGGACTCTGTATCTCGAAATCCAAGGTTTAATCAATCCCTCGGTGAAGTTACATTCCAATCTAACAACATGATTCAGTATCGCGATGTGCAGATTACTGTTCGTGATGTTAGCACCTCCGGTAATAGACTCAGCCCCGATTATTTTGTTTGTAATCAGTATGGTAGAGCCCTTGTTGCCAAGGTTGAAAACAAAGAAGGTACCTTCATTGAGTGGATTAAGGAAACGGATGTCACGGGGCAAACCCCGGTCTCCGGAGTCTACTATTTCAACGTCAATGCGGTGAATGAAAAGACCAACGATGTTGATTTAACGATCCATAAGTTCCGCTGGGTTGAAGGCAAATATTACAATGCAGTCGGCTCTATCGCTTACCTGAAAAGTGGCATTGACGGTACCACTCTCACCGCCAAAGATTTGGCAACAGGGGACACCGTCGCCATCGAAGGGTTTGTAAATTATGTCATTCTTACCGTCCCGACTCAAACCCTTCAACTCTATTATGCCGACGATACCCCTCTTGTTCCTATGACAGATTTTTGGTACCAACGAGCCAGTTCAGAGGTGATTATTCAAAGCACATTGGGAGGTGCGGAAGTAGCCAACATTCCCGGCCAGTGGGTGTCTTTCACATTGTTCGATCAAGACAATTATCAGCTTCAAAAAAACAGGGATTGGCAGTATTTCGGAAAAGGGTTCATTCAGTTAGGTCAGTGGAGCCCAGCGGGGAGCACCATCACGGCGAACATTGTTCAGAAGGTTGACCCCTCAACTGTATCAGGTACCAACCCAGAGAATATCCTTCATCTTGGTGTCGGCCCTAACGAAAGTCTAGCCCCCGGACAAGTGTTCATCCATACAACTGAGGGTGACTGGTACGATGCAACGGTCAACGCCGATGGCACGGTAACGCTGCCCCAACTCCTCAAACCCGGTGAGTGGGTTCGTTGGGAGGTTCGTATCGACGCAGGTCAAACCACCTGTCGAGGAAAGAAGTTCGCCATCAATGGGTTCTGGCAAACATACACAGACCTGCAAGGAACTCTTCAATATTATCTCGACCCCAGCACTCAACAACGTGTTGATGCTTTTCCCGGACTAGCCGTTGCCATGGGAGACGCTGTTGTGGCCGGTGACCAAGCAGCCCTCATCGTGAGTCCAACTACAACTGAGACATATGAGGTTTATGGCTCCAAGGAGAACTTGGATTTCACACTAGACTTTCGTTCTAATGACCTTCAGACATCCTCTGATTTAAGTGAGTTGCTCAAGCAGCAGCTTTTGATTATGCGTCGGCAGAATATGGAAGCTGATGGCATTACTATTTTTGAGGCGCGGCGGTCGTATCGTGGTCAGCAACGTGACATGTCAGGAACTGCACCTATGTTTGTTTATAGCGTTTCCATTTCAGCTTCGGCTGATTGGAAGGTTTTTATACCCAAAGTGACCCGAGTGACCTCTTTCGAGATTAGCGATACAGCGGCTATTCCTGATTTCCAAGGGAAACTGGAGATGACGCCTCGGGTTTCGGCACTTGGCTCTACGCGATTTCAATTTATTAACCACTACTCGTGACCTGTGAAATTTTTCAAGAGAGACCAAGCAAAAAGTCTACACGCAAGTGGACTTTCACTTTCAGCTATAGCAGAGCAAATAAATATGTCGATGACATTTGTCCGTCGCCATATCAAGTTTAAGGAAGGCATGTATGCCAACTAAGAAAGTATATCGTTGTGAACCTTGCAACTTTGAATACGAGCACCTTTCATTTGGAACCAAGTGGGACAAAGCGGTTCCTCCTTGCTCCGTTTGTGGAAAGGCTATGACTTACGAAGAGCCGGAGATTAGCGAAGACTATGTGTACAACTGTTTGACTGAGACGTGCAAGATCACATTTAGTGTGGAGCACTTAACAGGACAGGCACCTAAAACGTACCCATGTCCTCTGTGTAGTGTACCTGCCCCAAAGAAGCTTGAAGGTTTTGCCATCGTTCATGGGAAAACTATGAACAAGGGCGCGAGTGTGGACGTGGCGATTGGTCGATCCGCAGAGGAAAGATGGGGTCGAATTCACGAACGTAAAGCGGTTCGTGATAAGTTTCGCAAGGAAACGGGGACACAAGCATTATCCATCACTGAAAGTAATGGACAGGTGTTTGGAAAACCTATAAAGGATGGACGTTTGGCAGAGGTTGAAGCAACATCAATGCCTAAAATTCCATTAAACAAGAATAACTAAGAAAAATTTGGACTTTGGTTTTCTCAGATTGAAGTCCATTTTAGACTGGAGCACCTCATGGCGTTGTTTGGTTCGTATGCACCCCCCGGAGTTTACACAAGCGTGATTATTTCAGGCGGCGGGCAGCCGCTGTTCGGTTCCGCTCGTATCCCCGTCATTATTGGTGAGGGTCAACAGTCCTTCACTCAAAACAATGTGGAACTGTTTCGTGGCTCCTCCGCAGTCGCTGATCCCCAAGCAGTCAATGAGAATCTGTCTGACCAAGTCACCGGCACAACAAACACCTTTACCACAACTTATTTCCCTGTGGTTAACAGCGGTGGTACCGGCACAGTAACCACTGACCCCACACAGATTCAGGTAACAGTAGACGGCGTCCCAGCCACAGTAATTTCTTTGAATGGTACGACTGGTTCGTTTGTTCTGCAAGACATTCCTGCTCTAGGAAGTAACCTTGTGGCAACCTACTACTTCCTGCGTGGCGATACCCTCATCTCCAATGAGAACTTGGCCCCTCAGATTCCGGTTTTCGCCAGTCTCACTGTCTCAGGAGCTTCATCCTCTTCAATCATCCTCGGTACAACGCTTCCCGGTGCCGTGGGTAACGAAGTCTCTCTCCAACTGGTCAGCACGGGTCCGGGTGTCACTGATTCTCTAGCAGTCTCAGGGTATGGCACCAACACCATCGTCATCAATATTCTGAAGACAGACTCTACCACAAGGACTGTTGTTGATCTTCACAACCTTGTTGAAGCGGGTATTCTTACCCTCTCCGCTGGGTACCTTACAGCCACGACTCCGGTTGGTACTGGAGCCTTGTCCACTTTGTCTACTACTCACCTAACTGGTGGGGCTGGCCCGAACTCCAACACTCAGTTCCAAGTCCATAATCTTCCAATTGTGGATGGTACAAACGGCGGTGTTGTGACTACAAGCCCAGCAAAGGTTACCGTAAAGGTCAATGGAGTCGCGGTCGCAGTTTCGGCTGTCGATGGTGCGGCTGGTTTGGTGACTCTTGTTAACCCGGTACCTTCTACTACTTCCACCTTTACCATCACGTACTTCACAAACACCTATCAGAACACCTACGATTTGCTACCGGCTAGTAATGTTGCCAGCATCGTTGAGGTTGGCCTCGGCCCAAATCGTGCTGACTTCATTCAGGATGTGGATTACGTGTTGGGTACTGATTCGAACGGCAATCCAATTCTCAACTGGGGCGCTTCGACCTCGACTACAGTAGGAACCTCAAACTCCGCTGACACTACACCATTCGGCCCTGCCGACATCGTCACCACCTTGGTGGATGAACATGTGTACTTGCAGTTCGCTGGTACAGGCAACGGTAATACGGCGGTCTTCACACTTCCTGATGTTCCAACAGATGGTAGTGGTTTAGACAACCCGACTGACAACCCGAATCTAATTCAGGTTTATGTTGGCACCAACCCCTACCTTGCATATCAGGCCGGTGCGGTAAAGGTTGCTCGTGTGAACGGCGCTTCGGCACAGGTCACTTTGTACAATATCCCTTCTGCTGGAAGCTATGTATATGCCAGCTACTATCGCAACACGTTGAATGACCACAGCTACACATTGAGCGTTGTCAATGCGGCTCAGTCTGGTCAGGGCACTTACACAATTGCCAACGAGCTTGGTTATATCCTCCCTGTGGTTGCCAACAGCACCAACACGGTAGCAGCTTCCAACTTCGCAACAACCGGCATTGTCTATCCACATGCGTTCTCGGATGCATGGGACGAGCCCAATGCTCCGAATGAAACCATCACTCTGACATTCAACAATGACGGTTCGACCACCACACCCGGTGTTCAGGCATCATTGATTACGCAGGGTATCACTTTCACCGCCACTACAACGGGGACAAGCGGCAACTCTGTAACCATCGCGTTTACTAGCGTTGGTTCTGCTGATTCGGCAGCTATCACAGGGGGTGGCACCAATGCCCTAACAGTGGACATCACAACATCAGGTTCTGCAACCCGTACAACTGCTCAAATTGTGGCTTTGTTTGGTACCTACCCACCAACTACAACGGGAGGTGGCATAATCACCGCGACGGGTGGTTCATCGAGCAATGCAGCAATCGCTTCTCTTCTGCACTTGGCTGGTGGTATAAACCCAACCTCCGTCCCCTACACGCACAGCTATGCTGTTACCTCTTCCTTGGGTTCCAGCGGATCACACGGTACTGGGTACCTTGACCAGACATACATCGACGCCACCACAGGCTTTAAGGTGACGATTGTCAACCCTGCTGATGCCTTGGGCTTTGGCTACACACAACTGCCTTCTCCTCAGTACGCTTTCGCACCGGCAGACACACTCACTTTCACGACCAGCCAGTCCACTGTACGATACACGGGCTCTACTTACGTTCCGTTCGGACCTGCTCAACCCAACAACTTGATTGCCATCCCCGGCTTGACCACCAGTGTCGTTACGACCTTCGGTGCGTCTACGGGTGACACAGCAATTGTCAACACCTATAACAAGTCGGGCAGCGGTCCTACAGTCGGTGAGTTCTACTACGTGACATTTACAGTAGCCAAGACCGCCGCTGATATGGCGCTCCAACTGTTCGACAATGAAGCGGATGCCTACACGGTTTACGGTCAGCCAAGTGTGGTCAACCGCCTCTCCTTGGGTGTCCAGTTCTTGGTTGGTAACGGGGCTAACGTATTCGGTTGCATTCAGGTGCCTCAGCAACCCGGATTGAACACTGCGTCAGATGCAGATTTCATCTCGGCTATCCAATCGCTGACAACGAATCTGCCGGGTTACACAAAGAAGGCAGATGTTATTGTTCCTCTGAGCACAAGCCCCACGGTTCACCAGTTCTTGAGCCGCCAGCTTATCACTCAGGCCACCGCCCGTTACAAGGGTGAGGGTATCGGCTTTGTTGGTTACAGCCAATACACAACTTCAACTCAGGCCATTACCAATGCACAGGGCTTGGCAAACGGTCGTATGATTGCTATCGGCAACCCGGTTGCTGGTGTTCAGATTACGAACAGCCAGACAGGCATTGCACAGGAATACGCAGTATCCGGCGAATTCATGGCAGCAGCGTTGGCTGGCCTGAATGTCAACCCAGCCAATGACGTAGCAACATCGCTTACGTTGCAGGATTTGGTTGGCTTCTCTCGTCTCCTCATCCGCTACGACGATGCAACCATGAACCTGATGGCTTCGCAGGGACTCGTTATGCTCACTGACAACTCCGGTGCGTTGAGCATTCGTCACTACAAATCTACCGACCCGTCGAACCCGATTACCTCGGAACCGACATGCACTACTATCACCGATTATGTCCGTCAGCAGTTCCGTGGCGACCTAAAGCAGTTCATCGGTCGTAAGTTGGTAAGCAGCCTTGTGAACGACATCACGGCAGTCTGCAACGCCCGTCTCCGTTCACTGGTTTCGAATGAAATCATCAACGGGTATAAGAACCTGTCAGTTGTTCCTGACCCGAATGACCCGACAACAGTTGATGTCACTGTGACCTTCATGCCTATGTTCAGCTTGCTCTACATCAGTGTGACGTTTACCGTAACGACAACCTTGTAATCAACCGAGGGGTGGGTAAACCACCCCTCAACATACTTTGGAGTTTTAGATGAAAGTTCACACCGTGGTTACTCAGGCGAATGGCATTATCAGCCTTGTCATTCAACCGTCGTTCGTTGGTGACATGACTGACGCTAATGATAAGGCCCTCATTGCTGCCTTTGGCGACCCTCAAGTGAACATTGCTGGCAGCTTCACAGACCCAAGTAATACCGCTTTCACTTTTCAGTTCCCCACTTCTGAACTCTATGTAGGGGTTACAACTCAGCTTTCATCACAGGTAGCTCAGTTCATGCTTGCACTCCCCTCCGGTCCGCCAAATCAATCGGCTCCGGTACAAGGCCCAATGTCGTGCATTACTCCTAATCCGAGTGAGGCTGCGACAGCATGGCAAGCAGTGGTGGTTACTCGTATTCAAGCGGCGATGGCTGCATTGCGTAGTCAAGTGTTGGTTCCCTCAATCGGGGATGTAACTGTTTAAGTTCGGAGAAGAATATATGGCATCAAGACTAATCGCCCGTCGTCGTCAGGAACCAAAAAAAGCGACTACACTCGTCTCCAAGCAAACGCTTGAACAGGCAGTACAAGAGGCAAATGAGCTTGTTCAACAGTTCGTACGCACCAACGTTCACGATGTACGTCTTGACCAGCTTGAAGAAGCAATTAGTTTTCTTACCAGCATCCTTAAAAAGTCCCCAGCAGAGATGCAGCAAGAAGGGGCAGCAACACTGGACGACTATTTGGATGATGCAGTGATGCCAGACATGGCAGAAAAAATTAAACAGGATGTGGACATGATTGCCAAATTTAAAAATGCAGGAGTAGAAGGTCAGGGTCAGGAAGCTGCGGCACCTGTCATGGCCTCCGGTGTTGACTTTGTTAGTGATCGAGATGAAGACGGTAAGCCTCAAGCTCCCGAATTGGCCGAGGTTCCTCGTCTCGCCGGGTTGAAGAATGCCGATTTATTTTACGGCAAGAAGGCCGAAAAAGTTACTCCTATCAATGCCCCTAGACCAGCTAAGACGCCGACAGTTAACCCAGATGCCGACATTAAACAACTATCCAGCGACGTTCTCGCCAAGATGTTGAAGGCTCTGTCTACAGCGGAAGACCTTATGAATGACAAGGCGGCGAACAAATTCATTGGTGCTATTGCCGCAGAACTTGCCCTTCGTCCTGTTGAGGTTGAACAGGAGGCACCCGCTACTGCTCCAGCCGCATCCCCTGCCGCTGCACCTCTACCTCTTGCCGCCTCGATTATGGGTGGGTTGGTCATCGCTGCTGATGAAGATGGTAACACCAAGGTCGCCACCTCTCAAGGTGGTGCATGGTTTGTGACCGATAAGGACACATTCACCATCAAGGAAGATGGTGGTCGCACTCCTGAGATTGGCGAAGCTCACAGCAAGCTGGAAGACAACACCGGCATCAAGCGTCCAGCGACTGAGCTTCCCTCAAAGTTCGCTTTTATTAAAGAGGCGGGGTTTTTGAGTGAGGTCTTCGCGGCCATCAAGACTATTCTCGCTGGGACTGAGCCGACCTCCGAACAATGGAATAGGTTGGAACAACTGGTTGATCTTATTCAGGGACGTGGAAATAAGACTGCTGCTAAAATTGCCGCTGGTGACATGACCGCCGCCAAAGCTCTTAAGTTGGTTGAGAGGTTGGAAAATGAACTCAAGCGCCTCTACTTTGAAGCAAAGCCAGTCACAGAGGCTCTCGGCTCTCGTCCTGTTCGTGAGGGAGTTGAAGCGATTTATCGGGCATACAACCTGCTTGGTGAGGCTTCAAAGGCGTTGAATAAGCAGCGTATGCAGGAAGAAGCAGAAGAACAAGCTCTTGAAGTTAAGGACAAGAACAAAAAGAAGAGTTCCTCGGTTCTCTTTGGATTGGCTCTCGCGGCTGAGGATGAAGAAGACGACGACGAAGAAGTTAAGTAAGTGTATGGCTTGGTTTGATCGTGGGGTTTATCTAATTCGGAATACGGATATGTATTTACCAACTTCCAGACTATGCGTTACTTCATTTGAACAGCCGATTACGGCTAAGGAGAATTAGACATGGCCCAAGGGGGATACATCTACCAGCAGGGTACGAGCGCACAGACTGAATCTGTCATCTCGTCTCGCTTCAAGATTTTTACTGACGTTGTTGACGTGGGTAAGTTCGTGAAGCTTGGCGTCACCTCGTCCTTTGAACTTTCAGAGACGAAGAACGTTGAAACGATTCGCGGTCTTGGTTATGGTGACCAAGTGGCAGAACTCGTTCCCGGCGTGACAGAGCCGATGCAGCTAACCATTGCCCGTACTTGTTTGTACCTTGCAAACCTCATGCAGGTTCTTGGTTACAAGGCTGGCGTCAGCGGTGCGGTTCGTTCTATCCGTCACCACAAATGGCCGTTCGACATCAAGACTGAAATTGTCTTCTCCGAACTTGCCAACACCGACTCGAATCTTGGTCAGGCCACATTGGCCGACATCCCGAACGAAGGCGGTCTCAACAACACAGGCAACCCCGGCCTTTACGCTGTGGCAACTGTGTATGAAGGATGCTGGATGAGTAGCTATAACACTGGTTATGCTATTGAAACAGCGGCTGTGACTGAAAATTGCACTGTTATGGTCACGGACCTTTTTGACATCTCTGGTAGCGTGTACGGTGAGTTCCTCGACAGCGGCCTGAGTCCAAATGATACAACTGGTGCTTCGCTCCTCTATAGCATCAGCTAAGGTTTCGAGCCCTCGGTGAATAGCTGGGGGCTCAACCTATACTGAGGTTGTGAATGCCCAATCTGAAAAACCCCCTCCTAAAATTTAGCTCAATCCTTGCCTCGGTGGTTAAAGAAGCCGCAGGGTACAACGGTTGTTCAAGAGACCAGAATCAGATGAAGAAGCTAAGAGAGACGGTATACGAGTGTCTAGTCTAAAAAACCCGCTATTTAAAACTCCTCGCCTCTCTTCCCTCAAGGTGGCTCTCGATGCCATGCTCGAAACTATCGATCAAGAGAAGCATCCCGAACAAGAATACACAACACAAAATGGCAAGATGATGGGCAAGGGCACCGAGGTCGAGCAAGGCGCGTTGAACGCATCCGTTCCCGGTAGCTTGCTGGCCTCCGCCACGCAGATGTGGTATCACGGTACGTCAAAGTTGGAGAGTATTCTTAAATCTGGACGACTTGAGCCCCGAGTTGTGGATGAGGAATATCCCGCTGGTATTTGGTTTGCTTCTCATGTAGAGGATGCCGCCCTTTTTGGTGACCAGATTTTGTGCATTACAAATAGGGATTTGCGGAGATTTAAATACAAGGCGATTCCAACTGCTTATGCCATGCTCGTCCTTGAGCCAATTCCTGTGCAGTATTTGAAGACCATCAAAGCGCCTAAGACAGCTTTGAAAACCTCGAAAATGCATTGTGTCGCTTGCGAGAGCGGGGACTGCATCGGTCACGGTGGAACTATCAATGATCTAACCAATACAGTTGTGCCCGGTGCTCTTGAAGCACCTACGGTCGAGGACGCCACCTTCTTTAAAGAGAGTGATGGAGATTTCGAGGTATACCGTACAGCCTCAGGTAGGATCGTTGTTGCTGATGCCGCACAGGACGAGGCCGTTAAAAATGAGCAGGAAGAGCTAACTCATGAGGAAGTCTCTCGTTTTAAACAAGCTGACACGAAGTCCTATGGGGCTGGTACACCGCTTGGTGGCACCCCCACGGCTCCAAAGCCTACAGATGTTAATCCAAGCCCGACCGCACC